TCCGGATCGCGATCGCCGTATACGGTGCTGTGCGAGTACGCCGCGTTGGGACCCACCAATTCACACAGTTTGTCGTAGGCCCGATCTCCGTGTGAGAGAAAGAGGCCGCGGACCCCCAGCGACTCCTTGTTGACGATTGCCAACGCAAAGTACCTGGTTAGCGCCAGGGCCCAGTAGGTGGCGTTCTGTACAACCCCGCACGGCTCACCTTGCTCGTCGTACTCGAGCGTGCGTTGTGAGCTTATCGTGCTCTGGGGTATCTTGCGCAACGCCTTAAGGACTTTGGGCACGATAACTACTACTTCGTCTTCCTCTGGCTTCCCATCAGGGAAGCCCACCCATGCGGAACACATCTCCATCAGCGCACTCCTCCCCATAAGATTGGCCTCTGTGCCTGGAAAGGCGGGCTCAAAAATAAACCCATTGGCCTTAGCGAGTACGCTTGTGTACCTCTGGACCGCTGCCTTTGGTGACAGCTGGGTCCAAGATTCGTGCTTGTGCGGTATGAACGCGTGCACCTGATCATCGCCTTCATTGAGGCCGATATGTTTGCTCAGGATCTGGTCGTCGGTGAGCTTACTGCAGTGCACCCCGGCTGCCTCAGGCTTAACCATGCGGGGCGCCAGAGGCTCCCACGAAACAAGTCCTGCCATGTGCGGCCGGGGGTGCCGATCCCACTGAGGGTGGGACGATAGCTCTCCGTGGCGTTCGTTCGCGAGCCATTTGATGTAATCTGCCTCGCCGTAGATAGAAAGGACAGCCACTCCATTTTCCACTTGTGATTCGATTCGGTTAAATAAGGAGGTGGGTCCTATTCCGGACATGAGGAATGACAGCAGAGGTGTCATCTTCACCACCCAGTACTTGAGCTTCATGAGCCCAGAAGGAAAGGACTGGTCTGCTGTTGACTCGTTGGCCGCGAAAACATAGCCGCGCGTGAGAGGGGCGTCGCCAAAGAGGTCACACATCTTGGCCAGGTAAGTGACGCACTTGCGCCATATTGCCTCCCGAAAGCACGCATCGTTTTTGGACTTATCGGTGCCAAACACGAGCGCGCCTTTGGGTATGGCCCGAAGAAATTCAGCGAATCGAATCCGCTTCGTCGCCTCGGTTAGGCCTTTCAGGTTCGTATGATTATAAACGGACCCGTGCAAGCACTCTATAGCTTTGACAATGGGTGAC